TAGATCCATTGTAGGTGGATAATGTCATATAGATCAACAATTTTATCAGACTATCCAATTGGATATTATCCTTTAGATGATTTAACTACAGTCGATATTGCAAACTATACTTCTCTTGAAAGTTCATATGCTACATATCAAGCAATTTTAGACGACCCCCTTCTTGCATCTTATGCAAACATATATGGAGATGTTGCATACGATCATTCTGGGTGTGAGAATGATAGCGTTTATGCGGTGGATCCAGAAACAAATATTCTTCCTATAGTTGTAGGAAATTCAAGATCAACTAAAATAACTAATGGTAATTCAATACAGTATTCTTTTACAAAAGATTATACTGCTACTACAACTACCAGCCAATTTGGAACATCAACCTCATCAGATAATGACTTTACATTAGAGGCATGGTTTTATCCAAAATTTACAACAACTAATGAGACACCTATTTTGGCGGATACATCAGAAGATGTAGGTTTATTCTATGATAAGGGAAACATAACATTTAAAGTAAATTCAGAAGTTTTATCACATACCCTTTTAAATGTTGACAAGGTTCATTACATTGTTGCAACATATAGCCCAACATCAATGTATATTTACGTGGATGCACAATTAGTATCAACAAGAGTTTTAAGTGGCTTTGCATTTAGCAATACTTCGCTTGCTATTCAAACTGGGCCAACATTAGATGCAAATGATTATTTTTTAATAAATAGCGTAGGCGTTTATAGATATGCTTTATCTTTTTCTCAGATCCAAAATCATTATTTAGAGGCATCTCAAATGGCCCCAATTCAAATTGTAGATCCAGATAGCGGAGAACTATTTGACCTATACGATGAAAATATTTCTACTCAGTTTATTTATTCTTATCCTGGAAATAAAAGCTGGGAGTATTTTATTACAGATGATTTATACTACAGCGATTCAGAGCAATCTTTAGCAATTAAAAAATCAACAGGATCAAAGACTGTAATTTTGACAGACTATATATCTTTACCATATGCTTCAGTTTTAGATTCTTCAAAAATAGAATGGAACGGAACAGATGGAATAACAGTAGAAGTCTCAGTAGATGGCGCAACATACCAGGCTTGCCAAAATGGACAGAAGATCCCACAATTTACTATTGCAAGTTTTAATGGCAACAAGCAAATCTATTTAAAGATAACTATGTCAACAACAGATAGCAGCAAATACCTGCCTAAATTATCCACTCTTCAAATTAAATTCTATAATAATCAAATTGCATATGCTTCAAATAGTTCAAGTTATATTTCTACATTAGAGGGTCTTGCTGGAGTCTCAGTATATGATATAACAATTGGAAATGACAAGCATCCAATTCTTTCAAGAAATGCTAAAAATGGAATAAGAACTATTGCAAGCTCTGGGTTTTATATTAATACAACCTCCTCAATTAAAACATTAGAATTTTTCTATACCCCGTATGCATTGACAGTTAGCGGATTTATCTCAACAGCATCTAGCGGATCCTATGCTGCCTCAAACTATTCATGGTCAGGCGGCGGAACTGTAAGTAAAACTAATATAGCTGCTATCTATGTAAATGGCGTAAATAAGGCATCAGAGACAAGTGTCTCAAATGTATTTAAATTAGGCGAGTTACACCATGTTGTAATTGTTTTCACTAGCGCAGTTAGCGGACAAATAAAGCTTTCACATTCTTCCTCTGGCGCAGTACCTGCATTATTCCAGAGCTTCGGGTTATATGCAGGAGCATTTACCGCAACAGATGTTTCAACACACTATGGCCTATATCTATATAATAACGTTTCTACGGTAGCCGACGATAATTCTCCGTCTATGACCGTGACAGAAAACTCTGTAGACTACTATGATAATGACTGGATTGTAATCCAAAACACATAATTTTGTCACATAGCCTGACAAAAAGCTGGACTTTGATACCAAAGAATGGTAAAATAAAATACTATGGAGATTAAAAAGGTCAATCAGACAGTAATTGAGGAAACCACGCTTGGAATCTATGTTTGGGAAATGCCAGACGGAAGATGGATCGGCGATGATGAGGGCAATTACTTATCGATAGCATCACATAAAGGCAATAAGGCAAATATGGCGGCGCTTGCATCAGAGGTTTCATCCTTTGGAATTGACGTTGGTCAGCCTAAATTTTTATCCAATAGACGTAAGATTGATGACGAACAGTTTGAATATCAGAAGGCAAGGCTTGATCAAGGATTAATTCCTGACCCATTTGATATTGGAAATTACAAAGATGAGCTAGCGGCTTATAATAAAAAGAATCCAACAATAGGTGGACCAGGGAGATAATCATGGAGTTTATTCAAGATAACGATTTAGAGTCAACAGACAGAATTCAAATTTCTTCTGCCTCTGATTTATTTCAACTAAAGAAAGAAAAAGATCATTCAGATCCCTTTATGATTGAAGAGGATGACTTAAGAAAAATATCTGGATTAAGTTCTACTTTCCGCCGTAAGATGGGAAGAGAGTTCTCTAAAGCATTTGCAGGCAGAGAAGGAACTGGAACACAGCAAAACCTATTACAGCAGGCGGTTACTGGCTATGCAATGTTCGACCTTGTGGAGCCACCATATAACCAAGAATACCTTTCAAGAATTTATGAAATTTCAACTTATAACTACGCAGCAATTAATGCGAAGGTGGCAAACATTGTTGGACTAGGCTATGATTTTTCTGAGACAAGAAAAACCAACGACGCATTTGATTCTATTACAGACGACAAGCAATTAGAAAGAGCCCGCAGAAAGCTTAATAAATTAAAGCAAGACTTACAACTGTGGCTTGATTCAACAAACGATGAAGATACTTTTACACAAACACTTATTAAGGTTTACACAGACTTAGAAGCAACTGGCAACGGCTACCTTGAAATCAGCAGAACAACTTCAGGCAACATCGGATACATTGGGCACATACCAGCAAAGACAATGAGAGTACGTAGATTAAGAGACGGCTTTATTCAATTGCTTTACGGCAAGGCTGTTTACTTTAGAAACTTCGGAGACGTAGATACCGAGAGCCCAATCGCAGGCGGAGAAGACAGACCAAACGAAGTTATTCATTTAAAGAAATATACTCCAACAAATAACTATTATGGAATCCCAGACATTATTGCAGCCCAGAACGCATTGGCTGGAAATGAATTTGCTGGTAAATATAACCTAGACTACTTTGAAAATAAGGCGGTCCCAAGATATATTATTACAGTAAAGGGAGCAAAGCTATCCCCAGAATCAGAAAGAAAATTGCTTGAATTTTTCCAGGTAGGCCTAAGAGGAAAGAATCACAGATCTCTATATATTCCTCTTCCAGCAGATAGCCCAGACTCAAAGGTTGAATTTAAGATGGAACCAATTGAGGCGGGCACACAAGAATCTTCATTTAATCTTTACCGCAAGGCAAATAGAGATGAAATTCTTTTGGCTCACCGTGTACCAATTAATAAAATTGGAACCCCAGAGGGTGTAAATTTAGCGGTGGCAAGAGATGCTGATAAGACATTTAAAGAGCAAGTTTGTCGTCCAGCACAAATGACATTAGAGAAGAAATTAAATAAAATTATTGAAGAAAAAACAGATGCTCTTTCTCTTAAATTCAATGAATTAACTCTTACAGATGAGGATACTCAATCTAAGATTGATGAAAGATATTTAAGAATGCAGGTAATTACTCCAAATGAAGTCCGTATTAGAAAGGGCATGATTCCCTTGGACGGCGGAGATGATATGGTTGAATTAAAGCCACAACAGCAGGCTGAAATTAGAGCACAGGCTAATAATACTCGTGTCAGAGATCAACAAAGACAGGGTAATTCACCAGACATTTCAGGTGAAGGAAGAAATGCTCAGGGCGACGGAAGACAGGTTGAATAACTTTACTCAACCACTATTTGCCTTTTTATCTACAAATAGATAAAATTAAGCATATGAACATTGAAAAATCTAACTGGTCTTCAAATGGAAATAACCTCCATCTATCAGTCCCCTTCACAAAAGTAAATCGTGAGAAGAGAACTGTTTCAGGTTTTGCAACACTAGACAATATTGATCAAACTGGCGATGTAGTTACAGCAGAGGCCAGCATGAAAGCATTTGAAAGATTCCGTGGAAATCTAAGAGAAATGCATCAGCCACTTGCAGTTGGCAAGGTTGTATCATTTAAGCCAGAAACTTTCTATGACCCAATTTCAAAAGCTTTCTATAACGGTGTTTATGTTACATCTTATATTTCAAAAGGCGCACAAGACACATGGGAAAAGGTTTTAGATGGCACCCTAGCAGGATTTTCAATCGGCGGAAAAATTTTAGAATCAGACAACGAAGTTAACAAGTCAAATGGTGAGACAGTTCGTTTCATTAAAGACTATGAACTAGTTGAACTTTCAATTGTAGATTCACCAGCAAATGAACTGTGCAACATCTTATCAATTGAGAAGATGAACGGACAGATGATATTTAAAGGTATGGCGGCAGATGTAGTTACAGAAAATATTTTCTATTGCGAAGAAAGTAACTCTGTTTTTGTATCAACAGACAAGACATTAGATTCACCAATTTCTGGTAAGCCAGCAACTTTAATCGGTTGGGTAGAATCATCAGATGTAAACAAGTCAAAAGAGATAGATAGAATTCTTGATTTATACAAGTCAAGATCCACGTTGCCTGAAACACAAACAATTGCAAAACAGGCAAACGCAGAAGGAGGTAATGAAGTGTCAGAAAATACAGAAAACACTACAGTTGAAGAGACTGTTGTTGAAGAAGCACCTGTTGTTGAAGAAACACCAGCTGCTGAAGAAGCTCCTGCAGAAGATGCAGTAGCAGACGCTTCTGCTGAAACTCTGGAAAAAGCAGCCGACGTATCAGAAGTTGAGGTTGATGAACCTGATTTTGCAAAGATGTTGGGCGATCTTAAAGGCTTTTTCTCAGAAACTCTAAGCAAGGCTACAGATGCAAATGCAGCGCAGGTTAAGACTGTTACAGAAACAGTTGAAACTTTCAGCAAGAGCATTGATGGCCGAATCACAGAGCTAGCAGAACAACACGCAGTCCTTTCAAAGGCTGTTGAAGATATCAGAAACACGATTGATGGCGTACAAAAGCGTGTCGATGCAGTAGAAGGTGAGACTGCAATTAAGAAGTCCTCAGACCTTGGCGGGTCTCAGGAAGTAAGTACAATAAAGAAATCAAAATGGAACGGTTCTTTCCTCGGTTCCGTAAACGAATTAATTAGATAAACAAAGGTAGGTGAAAATATATGAGCAATGAATTATTAGAAAAGTCAGTAGCTGCTAACACACACGTTACAGGTAACATGACAGGTTCCGCAGTAGCTACTAGCGGAGTACACATCGGCTCTGAGGGTGAAGGTGGACTCCTTAACCCAGAGCAATCGGCTCGCTTCCTTGACTATATGTTCGATGCAACCGTAATTGGTAAAGTCGCCCGTACAGTAAGAATGAGAGCAGATACAACAGAGATTGACCGTATGTCAGTAGGAGAAAAGCTTATGGTTCTAGCAACCGAAGCTGATACAACTGGTGGCAACTCAGCAGTCTCATTCTCAAAGATTTCTTTGACAACAAAGAAGCTTCGTTTAGATTGGGAACTTTCAACAGAGTCTCTAGAAGACAACATTGAAGGTCCAGATCTAGAAGATCATATTGCCAGAATGATGGCAACACAAGCAGGAAACGACATTGAAGATGTTATCCTAAACGGTAACACAGCACTATCATCAGATAACCTATACAAGGCATTTGATGGCGTCGTAAAGAAGGCCAAGACATACGGACATGTTGTAGATCACGGTGGAGCAGCAATTACTCGTGCAGCATTTAACTCTGCACTAAAGTCTCTTCCACGTAAGTATAAGCAGCGTCGTGCTGATCTTCGCTTCCTAGTTGGATCAAACTTGATCCAAGATTTCCTATATGCAAACAGCATTGGTACTAACCAGACAATTCCACAGGATATTGCTTCAAGCATCATCCGTGGCGATGTACAGCCAGTCTCAGGACCAGCAGGTTACGTAGCACCTTATGCATTTGGTATTCCAATTGTTGAAGTTCCACTTCTTAATGAAGCGCAAGACGGAGACTACACATTAGAAACAGGAAACCACGGAGATATCCACTTGACATTCCCTAACAACGTTGTTGTTGGAATCAAGCGTGATGTAACTGTTTACCGTTTCTTCTGGCCACGCAAGGACTCAATTGAGTACACAATGTATACTCGTGTTGGCGTCCAGATCGAACAAGCTGATGCTTGGGTGGTAGTGAAGAACGTAAAAATAGCTTCATAATTTAGGATTAAATCCGCAAGAGAGGCCCCCAATTAATTTTGGGGGCTTCTCATTTTAATTTACTAATGCTATAATTAATTGACCTAGAAAAAGGAGAATATAAGATGTCATTCGACACCCTAAAGGTAGCAGAACTAAAAAAAATTGCAGAGGACTTTGCAGTTGAAACAACCAGCTTAAAAAACAAAAATGATATTATCGCAGCCCTATCAGAAGAAGGCGTAACCTGGGCAGTGTACGAACAAACAATTAAGAAGATCGAAGAAGAGGCGGAAGAAACAGAAGTCCTTCCTAGATTCGATAAAAATCAAAAGTTAACAGCAGATATGGTTCTTGTTAGAATGACTAGACCAAACTTCCGTTATGATATTATGGGACAAACATTCACCAAAGAGCACCCATTTGTAGCAATGTCTTCAGACATAGCACAAGCGATCTTTGATAAAGAGGAGGGTTTTAGACCAGCTACACCAAAGGAAGCACAAGACTTCTATAGCTAATCTAAAACGTAAATAATGGCAGAGATATATATTGATCAAACTTCACCAATTAAGACAAAAATCTTTTATGATGGAGAAATTATCGATGCAGATGGAAGCGTAGTAGCGACTGTATATGATATTACCTCAGACGTAAAGATTAGTCCTACTGTTCTTCCAACAACAGTTCAAACAACAATAACTGCAACAAAGTTAGACTCAGATTCGGGGACATATCAAATTGTCCTGCCAGTCTCATTTTGCCGTAGAAATAGAAAGTTTAAGATTGTTTGGTCATATACAGTTTCTGCAACCGCTGGATCTCATACGACATATACAGAAGTTGTTACTCCATATGCAAATTTATCTGAAGTTATTGAAGATTTAAATATCGGCTCAGATGTTAGCGATCCAAATTATAGAACCTACCATGAGTTACAAATGGCGGAGAAATACGCCAGAAAACTTATTGAAGAATATTGCAATCAGTCATTCTATCTTTATGATGATCAAGAAGTTGCATATGGGCATGGCTCAGACACATTGCCTCTTCCATATAGAATATATGAAATTCATAAACTCTATGAGAACGATGTTCTTATAGTAGATAATATTGCTAATGTTAATGATTGGATTTATGACCCAATTATATCTGAATCTAATTTTGGCATTAGAGTAGACAGAC